AATTTGTCTAAAAATGGATTTATCTTTTCCAGAATAACTAAAGTTTCTAGGGTAATTGTTTTCCGTAGAAATGCTTTAATTATATATGGATGTTGGGTTTTTGCAATCGTGAAGGCATCGTCAAAAGTCTTGTTCTCAGCTTCTAACTCTTCCATTAGAGCATCTAAATCATTTGTAAAAACATATGATAAGCTTTGAACTTTCTTTTGCCATTCTGTATATCGTTCGCTAGCTTCTGCGTCAAATAATCCGCCCCAGCGATCTCCGGATGTAAAGTTGGCAACTAAGAAATTTGCCACTTCTTCATCGGAATAAGTTTTAGAAACTTTTCGTATTGAAAATATATCTTTTCGTTTAGCAAACGCTTGTCGGCTTGCTCTTATCCTGCCCTTTTGTTTAATTACATCATACTGATCTGTGGTAAAGTGTAATTTAAGAGCCAGGTACATTTTATATACTGAATATTCATCCATGGTCACAGTGGTAATTTTCCTCTCTTTTTGAAGTAGTTACCTTCTTCTGCTTCTATCTGTACTCGCTCTTTTAAAGATTGATTTATTAGTTTCGATATAGATTCGACATCAATATCTACTTCTGCGCAATACTGTATAATTGCATCCATGTACCCTATTTTTTCTCGTACAACTCGCTCCTCAATATAAAGTGAAAACTCGTTCGGGGATCTAAATCTCTTTGTTATTATTAAACTGTCGGTTAAGACATACGGCTCTAATTCATTATTCATTTTTTTTCCGGGGGTTATCCTTATAATCTCTATCTGAGTAGAATACACCTATATTATATAGGTAATGATATAAGTTGTCAAGCATTGTGGTTGCCAATTACCTGCGGCCAAACTTTAATCATTATATACCTTTATCATATTAATATTATGGTCGAAAGCAATATTAGCTTCTTCTGCAAGCGATACGTCAATTTTTTCTCGTATACCTTTTACTAAAGATTGAATATTATCAAACTTATAAAAATTGTTACTACCAGGCAATAACTTAGCTAACATTTGTCCTCCGAAAAGATCACCCATATGCCTAACGTATACATGAGCCATTAGTTTCTTTGGATCATCTTTAATAATATGGATATAGTCCATATAATTTTCAGTAGGCTTATTTAATGTATTATGCCAAGGTTCTGATCCCAATAATTCTACCCAATCCATTTCAATTTGTTTTGATCTTTTAATATCCTCAATACCATCAAATAACTTATGAGTATCTGCATAAAATTCTAAGACTTGATATACGTGCAGTAATTGATATAAGTAATCTGTATATTTAGACACATCTACATTGCCTGCGAATATTGTTTTTAGAAAAGGTTGGGATTCTGCTTCTTGGTGTTTTTCTGCAGTTAATTCTTTTAATGAAACCATTACTTGCCTCCACCCACAGGAGCAGGCCATCCTAAATACTGTCTATGATCCCACTTATAATCTCTATACTTACCTTTTTTATCGACATAGTGTAAAAATGCTTGATTCTGTCTAACACCGTTATATTCGTCTCTCCAATGTGGTAAAGTATCGCCTTTATATACTATCATATCTCCGGGATATAAACTAATTGCTTTATGCTCACCCTTTAAATTTTCGAACCATATTTCCCATGGTTCAGGATCTATAGTAATATTAACAGTCGTTGAAAATTCGCAGCTTGGTCTATCAGTATGTCTTGTCATGATAGCACCGGTATAGTATATTCTAGCATACGTATACGTTGGATATAATGTTTTGGCAGTAATTTCTTCAATTACGGGTTGTAGTTGAAGTGATAACGCCTCAAAGCATAATGCAGAATAATGGGCAAAACTATTTGTAACTTGTGTATCGTTGAATGAATATTTATTTTCTTCAGGCATCTGAGAAGTCTGATATCTTAATTTTTTAAGTAATTCAAATTCTATATCTAAATGGGTACACATCTCTTCGGAAATAGCACTCTTTACCACCTCATATAATTCTTCTTTAAACATTATATTCCCTTTACTCTTTTATATTCTAATCTAAGTGTTTTAAATTTTTCAACCCAATCATCTCGTCTCTCATTAAAGATCAATGGCTTTTCATCATCCACCCCCATCAAGATAACTAATCTAGAAACAGGTATACTGGTCATTTCCTCAAATGCAACTGCATAGGCAGAACATTGTATAAAATAATCATGGATATCATCTCTAGTTTTTAATCTTCTAGATGATTTAAAATCTATTACCGAAAATTTACCTTTGTATTTAGCAATACAATCTACAGTACCTGCAACTTGTAGATGATTGGAATATAAAGGTTGCTCCAAAGCATATATGTCGTCAATATCATCTAAAAGAGGTCTTAACGAGTTCCACATCTCATGATCAAACATTCCCAATGGTACTTCTTCATTTAAAAGATATTTTTCGCAGAGGGTGTGAATTCTAGTACCACGTCTTGCGGCAGTACTAGATATTTTATTTGCTTCTTCGTCCCCTACCTTTTTGCGCCAAGCTTGGATTATATCTTTTTTAAGTAATCCTGTGACCGTAGTGACTGATGGATATTTGTTACCCGTAGGAGTTTCATACACTCGAGTTCCGTCACTCGAAGTAACTCTTTTTAAAGTTGGATATTCATAATGTATATGATTGAACATCAAACAAACTTAGTTAAATCCGGGGGTTTCCAACCTTCAGGTTTTAGAATTTTTCCATCTTCTCGGCGAATGACTTTGTCTGTGTTAGAATCTATCTTGCATAGATTACTTTTTGCAACTTCATCCCATCCACCTCGAATATCGAATTTTTTCATATGGCAGTAACCCATAATAACCCAGATCATATCCATACAAGCGTCGAGTTGTTCAACATCGTCTTCCATATTAAACGCTTCAATAAATTCTGCAAATTCTTCAACGATTAAATCTTTATATAATAGTGTATTCTCAACGCTTGGTTTTTGGTCGCAAGCGTCGAGAAATATTTTCACATCAATTTCCATACTCATAATATAATTTCCTTTTTAATGTGCGAGAACTTCTTTATTATGTTCCCAATGTTTTTTACGATCCTCAAGTCCTATTGTACCACCGTTGATCTTCTTTGTCAATAGAAGAATGTCGTTTTTGTCAGCAATGGCATTCAATTTATTTTTTTGCCAAAACCAACAAGCGGATTCAATAGCACCGGGCAAAGTCTCGCAATATTTAATTCCATCTTCCAAGGTAAGACCTACAGAATTAGAAAATGCTTGATAATTTGCTTTACCCGTTAGTTGAATTGCTCCTCTACCTCTGTGAGCATATCCGTCTCCAGATTCTTCGGGTCCGTTACCCATTCTATTTGCATAAATTTTATTTGCAATTTTCTCGGGCTTGCGCTCATATTGTTTGGCTAAAGCTTCATTTGGAAAATATTTCTTAAACAATCCCAATAGACCCTTTGCCCCATAATTTAAATTTTCTTGTAATACAGTAAAGTCTAAAGACTCATGTCCACATTGTGCCAAAAATGCAGCAACTCTATCTACAGTTGTTATATCATATTTTGGCAATACTTCTTCAAATGCCTCAAACAATGCAGGTATGTTTTTGTTTCTAGACAAACATTTTTTTAATTTTTCTTCTGTGAATTCGAATTCAAAGCTCATATTTACTCCTTATTATAGTTATTATCCCATTTCATACTGGGTTTCGTATTTTAGCCTCGCTAATATATATTCCTTAACTATTGCGGATCTAACTATGTCATCAACTCCAAATTCAAAAGTTTTGAAATTCTGCATCATATCTGCAATTACCATGAATTTCTTCAGACCAGACATATCCGTTTTCTTATATAAATCTGTTTGTCTAAAGTCTCCGCAGAATACAATTTTTGATCTATGTCCAATACGAGTCATTATTGAGTTCAATTCCATGTCCGTCATATTCTGACATTCATCTACAATAATAATAGAATTGCTAAGGGTAATACCTCGAACAAAGGATGTTATCATAAACTGAACGCCTTTTTGTTCTACAAGTCTTTGATATGCATCTGGTCTATCAAATAAATCCCTGCAAATTTCTACGTATGGTTCTGTGTATACTTCCGTTTTTTCTTTTTCATCTCCGGGTAAATGTCCGATCTCTCTACTAGGAACAGCGGATCTAACTATTACTACTTTTTGATATTGATTTGTTTTGTCTAAAACTTCTTTCAATGCATGATAAAGTGCTATGTATGTTTTACCTGTTCCTGCAACACCGTGCAATAACATAATCTTGGATTTATCATACGCGTCAAAAAAACCTTTCTGATTATCGGTTAATGGCTTAATTATTTTCATGTCATCTAATGTTAATCTCAACTTGTTATTTGCTAACGTTAGTTGAGGAGTTGGATTAGATTGTACTTGAAGATTTGTTTTAGTTTTTGCCATGGAGCTCTTCCTCTTTTTGGATAGTAAGAGAGGTGGCGACACTTATGTATTCGCCCCCTCGGTTGAAAAAAGACAAACTACCATAATTTATTTCCTACTCAATTTATCTGTAAGATTGGCTCTTATACCATTGGCATTACCAATCCTAGATAATACTTCTCGAAACCCGTCATCGATCTTGCGCACTCCAAGACGGATCGGATCACCTATCATCATTTGTGAATGGTGGGTTTCGCTTTTTGTTGATTTACAGGCCGGACATTCTTGATTCTCCTTGTCGGAAAATTTGCAGAAAACCTCAAATATAGTGTTACACTCAGAACACTTTAGATCGTACATTGGCATTAAATAAACTCCTGATACATTATATATTACTAATCATTTCTGAATAACGATAGTATCCAAAATAGTTTCCAACGATTCCTCAAAAGAATATATTGGATTCCAACCTAATGTATTTCTTAGATTTTCTATACTAGGCACACGAGTAGACACATCTTCATATCCTTCACCGTAGAATTCTGAACTAGGTTGAACACGTATTTCCGCTATTTCTGCGGTTAAATTTCGTTGTTTTAATTTATCTACAAGTTGTGTAGCAACTTCTTTTACGGATAAATTGTTTAAAGGATTTCCAACATTAAATATCTGACCATTTGATTTTTCTTCATTTAATAGAATTAATTTTAATGCCTCGACACCATCTCGTACATCGGTAAAACATCTTTTCTGATTACCGCCATCTACTAAGGTTACATAATTTTTGTAGATAGCATCATCTATTAGTTGTGTTATCAATCTAGAAGAACCGCTTTCAGAAGCTTGTAGTGAATCTAAATAAGGACCTTCCCAGTTGAATGGTCTAAATAACGTAAATCTAAATTTATCTTTCTGATTCATTGCGAAAATTACACGATCTAATAATTGTTTAGAGCAAGCATATATCCATCTGGAATATTTAATAGGCCCATATACTAAATCTGTTTTTTCCTCATCAAACGGAATCTCGCCTTTACCGTATACTTCAGAGGTAGATGGAAAGATTACTCGTTTATCTAATTTATGTGCAAGTTTAATGATACGAAGATTTTCTTCAAAATCTAGTTCAAATACAGTCAATGGTTTTTCAACATATGACTTAGGCGTAGCAATTGCAACAAAAGGTAATATAACGTCACATTCATTAATTAATTTATCAACAAGATCTCTATCCTTAATAATATCGCCTTGGTAGAAAGTAAATCTACTATCTGCAGGTATCATATTTGTTCTTGTTTTATATAAATCTACTCCGACAATACTAACATCGTCGAATCTACTATCTTGTAGAATAGATGATGTAAGATGATATCCAATAAATCCGTCGGATCCTAAAATTAAAATTTTCATTATAACCTCTCAAGTTTTGGTTTGCTGTTTGTTTCTAAAATATTATGTATCATTTTTCCAACGGTATCTTCACCATATGTAGTCATGATAATTTTTTGTTCTGTTCCTCTAGGTATCATAACCATATTGTTATACTTACCTATTTTAAATGTAGCATCATATAGCGATGATTGTATGTGTATTTTAAAAAGCCTATATGGACTTTTTATTACACTATAACTAGAAATGCCATCTATATTATATTTTCCATATTCATTGTTATATATTTCTATTTGCTTCTTTTTTATATATCCATCTATGGATGCTAAGTGATATAGATAATCAGATACAGTATCTCTTTCTATTTTCCATGTATAAGTGCATTTTGTTATTTGATTAACATCCTGTGCACCCATAAAAGAATCAAAAATTGTAGAGTATCTGTGTTGTGATAAAATATAGGTTGGGATATTACCTACGAGTTCTTTTGCAATTTGTCTTTCGTGGCTATTTGAGAAGCCCTTTTCTACAAATATCTTAGATGGATAAAGAGATAAGCATTGTTTTAGATCTTCGAGGTGAGATTGCGTTGCAGATGATATAAAGATAGGCATATCCCGATAAGCCGAATTCTGCATTGCTTGTCGGGATATTACTGTTGGTGAGATTTTACTACCAACATAAATGGGAGTAACTTTTAGTTTTTCTAATTTAGAACCTATAAGATGTGCCCATTTACCTGTACCATATATTATTGCATGCAGATAATTTCTCCTGTATGTCCTCGTGCAACTAATTTAGCTTTGATATCTTCGAACACATTCCATGCAGTTACTAATACTAATGCATCTTTATCTAATTCTTCAGGGCTTGTTATTGTCACATCTGTACCAGGAAAGAAATATCCCTGTTTTAACTCATTGTCGTCAACTACACCTATTAAATTGTTAACAAGACTTAGCATATACAAAGATGTTACTGCCTTTGCAGCTGCACCATACGCTACAAATTTTCTATTATCTAATAGAGATCGCATTTTCGTTTCTCTAGCATCTATTAAAGCTTCAACATCTTGTTTAGCTTTATTCCAATCGACTTTTGGTTTTTGCCTATCTACAAATACTTTTACATGTACTTTTTCTGCAATTAATCTAAAACTTAAACCATGTGTTTCGATAGGTTCAACACTAATGACCTTAAGATTTGCTCGTTCTATTAATTTTGCAAAAGAGTAACTGGAATAATAATCAATATGTTCGTGATACACATTATCTAAGAATTTGCCATTAATGATACCTTCTTGATCTCCGCATTCTACTACAAGTTTTCCGCCAACTCGTAAAGCCTTTGCTATACCGGATATTACATCTTGCATATCCGGTATATGTGCAAGAACATTGTTTGCACATACGTAATCAAAATGATTATTCCAATTATATCTATCTATCATTTCAGATGTAAAGAATCCTATTACAACCGGAACACCTAAAGCATCATGTTCTTTAGCCATATAGATTGATGGTTCGACGCCTATTACACTGCAACCCTGTTTCTTAAATTGATCTAATAGATAACCGTCATTGCTTCCAATTTCTAATACAGATGCGGATTTACCAAATCCATATTTGTTAATTATGCTAGATGCATATTCTTTAAAATGAGATCTAAAAGATGCAGATACACCTGATTTATATTTGTATCCTCTAAAGACGCTATCTGGGTCAGGAGCATTTGCTAGTTGCAGATGACCACACTCTAGACAATTATTAAGTTCTAAGGGATGTCGAGTAAAATCGGGGTCGGAGAAAAGAGCATTGGCTACAGGAGAACTTGGTAATGCTAACCAAGGTTTTATATTCGAACTACCGCAAGCTCTACATGTATCATACTTCAACATATTGTTCGTGAAGCGGTGAGATTTTTACAATATCGTTATCATATGTGTCAGCATCACGTTTGTGCTCTGAGATAACTACCATAGTGGAATCAGTTTCAAAAACCATTTCATGATCAATCATCGGACCAGTTTTAAACATATCACCTTCTTTGAAATGCTCTCGATAAATTTTCGTATCACCATGGTCACGCCAATAGAACATCATTTCGCCTGTTACTAAATAACACGTGTGAGTATCAGTCTTATGGTAATGATTTGCACGTAATGCTCCAGCTTTAGACCAGATCATTTGTACATTAGCTTCGCCGTGTGTTAGGGGGAGGATTGTGCCGCGGGTATCATGAAATCCATTTTCAACCGGCACTCGATGTGATTGTGACATAATTTCCTTCAAGTAGTTACATACCAAGATGGTATAGATCGTTTTTTCCAATTTGCCAAGTGCCGTTTAGCACCTAGGTAATAATTTATATATGCCTGCACAGAATCACCTGGTACTTTATATTCGTCGGGCATAGCAGGGGTAGGTTCAGTAAATATTCCACCTGGAATTCCTAATGGTGGGGAATACAAAGAATGTAGTAGACCACTAGCTTCTACCTTGTGAACTTTTTCATATCTGTAGGTGTATTCTTTACATAGTTCAACTAATAATCGATGTAACCATTTATAATTTTCATGAGATTGTCTTACCCAAATAGCAGAAGGATGATTGATATGAGTGGAAGCATAAAGCAACTTATCACGACCATCATGAAGAACATA